TCATTGACGGTGAAATTGGCCGTCAGGCGGATGCCGTCGCCCACATCGTAAACATTGCTCATCGAAGGGTATCCGAAACGACGACATCGAAACGAACATTATCCATGAGCGTCACGTCATGGTAGAGGAGCTGGTCTGAAAGAACGACATCGTAATACGCCAGGTCAGCGATTGAGACATCTCCAATCGCGAAACCAGCTCCGATCGTAATGCCGCTGTAGCCCCAACCACTTTCCTGCCGCCATTCTCGATCATGAACTACGTTGGGTGTGACAGAAGAAGGCGCACCCGGATTTGTGGAAACAACCGAAGCGCGCTTCTCTTTGCTATCAAGAGCCACATCAATTCCACTTGCCTGGGCGGTCCCGATAGCCGGGCATGGTCGGGACCCCCTGCATCCGGATCATGACCGGTTGGCCCCCAACCGCCGTCACGCTGATTCCAGAATATCCCCAGCCAGCCTCCTGCCGCCACTCACTGTCATGGGTCGCGTTCGGAGTGACGGTAGGAGGAGCTGCGTAAGCCAGAGAAACGACCGAAGCCCGTTTTTCGGCAGTATCCAGAGCCATTATGGACCCGCGATCATTTCGGCTTCAGAGTAGGTCGCACCGTCATCGGTGAGGGTCTTTTTGGTGATCACCGTTCCGGCGTCGTTGTAGATCTCCTTGAAGTCGGAGGCTCCAGTCGTATCGATGTCTAGCCGGTTCCGCAGTGCCATGTAAAGCAGCATCAGGGCGGTCCGGACGGTCGGCGTAGCGGTTGGGATTGCCTGAGATAGTTCGGCAATCGCGGTATCTAGTGCGTCATTAACCTCACTCTCGACTTCCGCATCCCAAGCCGCATTCCACGGAACGGCAGTGAGACCTGCACCGGCCACTCCAATTTCAGTGGTATCGGTGAGGATGGCCGCGATACTGGCACCTAAGAACGGTGTGCTATCACTCAGGATCGAGTCTCGGATTTCCTGAACGGCGGAGGTCGCCAGTTCAGAGGAAGTGATCGCATCGGCCGCCACCTTGTCTGCGGTGATGGCATCCGTCCCCAGATTGATCGCTAGAATCGCAAAGTCCGCGATCTTGGCTGAGGTGATGGCATCGGCCGCAATCGCCCCTGCGTCAATCGCACCATCGGCGATCTCGGAGGCTCCGATGGCATTGGCCGCGATCTTATCTGACGTAATCGCGTCCGTTCCGATCTTCGCGGCCGTGATAGCAAAAGAGGCGATAGCTGATGCATCAATTGCTCCGGCTGCAAAGGTAGCCGCATCGATGGCCGCATTGGCGATCGCGGTTGCATCGATAGCCCCAGCCGCAAAAGTCGCAGCATCGATGGCTCCGTTAGCGATCTCTGAAGCCCCGATGGCATCCGCGGCAATCTTGGCTGCCGTGATCGCATCCGTGCTTAATAGACCTGCAGTCAAGAAGAAGGCATCATAGTTCGTCGTCCCGAGAGCGCCCGAGGTATTGTCGAGATCCAACCCCACTTCCCCGCCCGCGGTCACATCAACGGATCGTCCGCTGACAGTGGGGAAGGCCAGATCCACCAACTGCCGGGTCGCGGTGTACATCACATTCACCGCGGTCTTGGCATCGGTGGTCGAGGTCTTGGTAATCGTAGTCACGATGTCGGCGTTCGCTTCCGTGGAAGTCAGGAGCAACTTGTAAATGCCACTGGCTCCGACTTCGGTCGCCTCATTCGTGGCATCGATAAAACCGCCGGCATCCTTGTCTATTTCCGAATCCAGAGCCGCGGCAGAACTCACCAAATCCCCGTCGTTGTCATAGATCGGGAAAGTGACAGTGAATGCTGCATTCTTTTTTACAGGCCAGTCTGCCATTTACTCCTCTTCCTTTCCGAACAAATCTCGCAATCTGTTCCTGAGATTCTTGTTAGGTTTGAGCTGTGTTTCTTCAGGCACTTTGACCTCCCTCAACCACGTTTGTTCCTCGGTCGGTTCCATACTCGTCACGAGGGAGGGCCGTAAACCACTTACCCGCACTCGATCCTTCGGACTGATCGCCAGATTTTCCTGAGGAGTTCCCCTTCGAACATCATACTTTACCCTAAGAATAATGTCATCTGCCTTGTCGTCTGGCTGAGTTTCTTCGATGCCGATCAGCTGGGCGACGAAGTGGCCTTTCCGCTTGTGGTGGATGGAATACACCTGACCGATTTTGAGTTCCTTGGTGGTTGCCATAATCAGTTCCATCTCCCTGGGCGATCCCGGCTACCCGGACCGGTTGGGATGCCTTGAGTCCGCTTCATGAAGGGCTGGCCGCCCGCGGCTACTTCCGATGAAATCCCCGAGTAGGTCCAGGCGATGTGCTGCCGATCGAGCTGCGAGATCGTTCCGTCGGGGGCGGGAGGGGCCAGATTGTAGGATTCAATGATCTGCACCGAGGACCGGCGCTTGCTGGTCGTATCCAGATCCGGCATTATGGGCCAGTCCCGATCTCGCCTCGTGTGTAGGTCGTGGCATCATCGCTCACGGTCGCCTTCTGATCCACGGTCGCGGCATCATCAGCGAATACCGAAAGTGTGGTCGAGGTTTGAGTGATCTTGTTCCTCAGGAACTTGTAGAGATAGCCAATCTTTTTGATCAGCGTGGTCGTCGCGGGCGGTGCCTCCTGGCCGGGCTCGGCGAAAGTGTCGGTATTAAGTACATCCAAAACCTCGCTATTGACTTGAGCTGGAGTAGCCCTAGTGGAGACAGCCGCATCTAAGTTCGGAGCCTCGGAAGAGGTGATGGCCCCCGCAGCAATGGAAGTAGCGGTGATCGTGTCGTTAGCGATCCCATTAACGAAAGCAGGCACATTTGAACTCACCAAGGAATTAGGTATCGGAAGAAAGTTGGCTGTCCCAACCCAACTTTGAAGATCAACGGCTCCATTGGGTAGGATTTCATACGTGATTCCCGATCCAATCGAGGCCGTCGTGTCGGGAGCAAAAGTAATCGTGTCAGTGCTCGCGACGAATTCCACGATCAGTCGGCATTGACCCGAAACCGCACCAGATGTAAACAGAATCCAAGCCCCATTCCAGACATCATCGGCTTCGGTCCGGGCTGCATCGATCATCGTGGTGGTCGAACCGCCAGCATCGGAGGTCCCCGTAGCTAATGCCCCGCGTAATTCTGTCGCTGCATCTGCCGCGATGGATGCCGCAGTAACTACACTGGCCGCCATCGCGGTGACATTCACATCAATCGTCGTTCCATCGATCAGAGAATTGTTCAATGCTGAGGCACGGAATCCTATGACCGGACCTCTCCAAGGAAGAATGCCAGTCGCAAAACCAGTAAACCACCCGAAACCTTCCGTATCGTTATTGATCGAGGCGCCACCCGTGGCGGGGATCTCGATCGTATATATCCCGTCGCCTTGGTTTGTCCAGTCATAGTTTCCTGCCGAAGTCGGGGTCACGGCGGTCTGGGTGAACGCGCCGCCTGTAGTAACGAAATTCCAGACCAGATCCATGCCAGCTTGATCAAAAGTAACGCCGGTTTCCCGAGTTTTGAAATCTGTGTCATCCAATAATGACATGATGTTGACCGGGACTTCAGAAAGCGCGGTGTCGACATCCATCCAAAGATCAGGCATATATCATCCTATTGCTGTGCATAAGCGTACCAAGGATTCCCGGCAGCGGCCGCGGTGTATTCGATGTGGAGCTTGGCGGCGTTTGTTGTGCTATTGTCATAGGCGTCGGCAACGCGTTCTCCAGTTCCGCTTGTATATAACCAAAGCAACGCGATGGCAATCGGATCGTAACTATCGGCGAGTTCTTGAATGATGTCGCCAATTGTCGTAGTGCCATCGCCGACGAAGTTAGTTGATGAGTTGACCGTCCAATTGCCAAAATCTGTTCCATCACCTTCGCAGGTCGTTGTAGTTCTCGGACGTTGTGCCGTATCAGAAATATTGGAAGTAGTGGTTGTGAATACCCCTGGTGAAACAGCATCATGAGCAAACCAGTCACCAATAAAGTCGCCATTATCGGTTGCAACAGCAAAGAACGTCAAATAGGAATTGACTGTATCTATGGTTGCGCCGCCCAAACCAGAGATACCACTAAAGCGAAAGCCAGCATGTTTCGTGCCGCCGATATTGCCCATGAATATTGCGGTGTCATCCAACACCATTCCGCCGGTTGCTACATCTTCCCAGGCATCTTCATCGCTAGCCGCTACTTGGGCATTGATCGTCGTATCGATCTCAATGGGATAATCTGCGGCCTGAAGCCACGCAATTGGGATCCGATGTTCTACAAACAGATTGGGGCCAGTCCTGCGTAGCCTGAACGTCCCCAGTAACTCATCCGGGTCCTGATCCTCGACTGGCGCACCGCTGGAGCGTGGAAGATTGAAGCTCCACAGCACCTCGCCCGCCCCCTGCAGCCGGAACTCCACATAAGTCTGCGTATCCCGTATGCTGTTCGGCTGGCGGGTCCACAGCACGCCGTTCACGAAAACGTCTATTCCATTCGACACCGCAAAGATGAACTGCAGCCGCAGCACCGGATTGCCCCCGTCGAGGATGAACTGTTCCGGTGCTGGAAACCGCGAGGCCTGATCCACGATCAAGCGCTTATCCAGCCTGGCGGTCTGCGCCTGCCAGCGGATGTCCATCCCCGCTCCGAAAGCCCCTTGCCAGAACAGGACATCCTCATCCTGGACGACCGCGCTCACAGACTGCGGATTGGCGATGGCCTGGATCTGATTTAGGTCATTGGTGTATTGGAGCTGCTGGGGTTGAAAGGCGATGCTCTCTCCGCTTCCGGGGTGGACGTACTTGACGATCTGCCCGGAGGAGAAGTTGGAGAGCGCAAAGGCGTTATAGCCCGCCTGCACCATTTGGAACTGCCAGGGCGCAATGCCGGGCTGCCAGGCGGTGTCGATCTCCTGGTCTTCGGACGGCCCGAAGTGCATCGGGCCGATTCCTAGGTCCAGCATGAATCTACTAGGTTCAGTGGGATGCTGGTGCTTGATGGAGTTGCGGCGGCGTTCGATCACTGCGGCGCTAGGCCAAGTTGACTGCGCTCGATCACGGGCTTCTCGAGCAGGATGGGCCACCTACGGAGTCATCTTAACGTCTTGAAAATAAGTCCCGGTCGCGGTCAACGAAAAGCCGCGCAGTTCAATCTCCACATTGATCGCCGTTAGACCACCCTTGATGTCCACATTGCACGTCAGATAAAACGGCGAACCCGAGGCCGTCCAAACAGCCCCGCCCGTGATCTTGCCGCAGACCGCGGTTCCGGGCTGGCGAGTCGGTGCCAACGTTGGGATCGGGGTCTCGGTAGGAATCGGCGTTTCGGTCGGAATGAGCGTCTCCGTTGGAGTGAGGGTTACGGTAGGCTCTAAGGTCGGAGTTGCTGTCGGGAATTCTCCGCCGAACGAGAGCGCGGCATAGGCATCGACTAAGCCGAACCCGTAGAACTTGTCCCAGCCGACTGTTCCCTTGTCGGCCGCGGTGAGCTGCAAAACTTGTCGAGCCTCGGCATTCGTCAACGTGGATCGAAAGCTCAACAGCAAGGCTCCGGTGCCTGCCGCGTGCGGAGTAGCCATCGAAGTGCCTGACAAGGAACGATAGCCCGACGGATCACATAAGCTACAGGAGCCGGTAGGAACACTGCTCAGGTTAGCAACCCCCGGTGCCGCCAGCTCTACTTCCGGTCCTGTCGTACTGAATGATGCTCGGTTATCAGTCGCATCCGTCGCCGCGACCGCGATCACGCTGTCATAGCGAGCGGGATAGAGCACGCCCTCGCCGCCCGAGTTCCCGGCCGCCGCAAAGATCAGCACGCCTTTGGAGTACGCGTAGTCCACCGCGTCTTTCATGACCTGGCTGAAGCCGGACCCGCCCAAGCTCATATTGATGACATCCGCTCCGTTATCGGCCGCCCAGATGTTGCCTGCTGCCACAGCCTCCCAAGTTCCGCTCCCGCCAGAATTGAGTACCTTCACGGGCTGGACTCGGCAAGCCCAGCACATCCCAGCCACTCCGAGGCCGTTGTTCGTGTTCGCCGCCGCGATGCCGGCGACGTGCGTTCCGTGTCCGTGATCATCAAACGGATCGGGATCATTGTTCACGAAGTCGAATCCGGCTACGCATTTGCCAGCCAAATCCTCGTGACTGCAGGCGACTCCGGTGTCGATCACGGAGATGATGATCGTATCTGATCCGGTAGACAGATCCCAAGCCTGCGGTCCTTTGATCCGAATTGGGCCGTACTGCTCCGGCCAGCGCGGGTCATTCGGGATCGTTTCCACCGCGAAGACCAAGCCAGCGACCTCGGCATAGACTACGGGATCGGTCCCTTCCAATTGATCAATGACGGCCAGCTCCTTGCCTTCATGAACGCCAGCTACCGTCACGTCGATCTCGGGAAGTTCTGACTGATACCAGGCTCCGAACTGCTTGAGATGCGCGTCACGCGCCTGGATCGGTAAACCGGGCTTGAATCGGACAAGGATCTGACCCGGCGCGAACTCCGGGACTGGCTGATCGGCCTGCGCAGGAAATCCGATGAAGGAAATTGCAATCAGAATGAAGAGGACGATGATCAATTTCTTCACGGGTACCCTCTCCACGCCTCAGCAGCTCGCATGATCTCGATTACATCGGCTGCGGTTTTGGCCGTTTCAAGCTGACCCTCAATGGACTTCTTGAGTGTAGCAGGAATGTGTTCCGTAGTAAAAGCCCGAAGTGCTTGGCCGCGTTTCATTCGGTTGATAGCAAAGCGTTCCCACTGGCGCATCTCTTCCCCCATCCCATCTTCACGGCCATTCTGCCGAGGTCCGGGCCGGGGCTGCTGGGCGAACACCGGGAACTCTCGTTGAGGCTTTTCCTTGGCGGGCTTAACCTCTAACTCTTCCGCCGCCGCCCCTGGATCCTCAATTCCCTCCCTGACCAAAGTAGCATGTCTCTCGGCCTCAATCTGCTGGTCCTCCGCCATGACTTCCAGCTTATCCCAGCGCCACTTGAATCTCAGGCCGGGCTGGAACTCATCTAAGTATTCCGCTTCGATGACTCCGCTGAGATATTCACCCCGAGGCTTGATCGCATTGATGATCAGGGCTTTCATCTGTTCCCGAGAGGCGGCAAAGTTGGCGGCCTCCCAGGCTCCCGCAATCGCGGGGGGGACTCGAAACACCGCGCATACATCCCGGCGCACTTCTGCCAGGATCTCGGCCAGTGCCAGATCCTTGGTAGGATACCCGATGATGTTCGGTTTCATGCCGTGGGTTGTGAAGCCGGCTCGATGCTGATTCTCTTTCTTTCCGAAGGCCCGCTTCCATGCAGCCACGATCTTATCTAAGGTGGATTCGTCAATGGATTGATCGGATGAGAACACGATCGGGGGGATCGCATAGTTCTTGAAGAAGGCCGCCGTGTACTCCGCGGCATTCACTCCAGCGTTTACGGCTGCCATTGCGACAGAAAGTTTAGAAAGTCCCCCCAGATCATTGAAGGGATGGTATTCCCGGAAATACATCACGTCCTCCCGCGGGAATGTCCGCTCCGCGGAAGCTCTGCCAGGAAGTCTCTGAGTAAATCCCTTGATGCCCCCGCTATCCGCTTCCAGTTTGATGGTCGAGGGATTGAGCCTCATCAGGCCCTTGATCCTCTGAGTAGCTTGTCCTCGGGCCTTTAGCCAGTAGGCGACCCCGAAGATGTCCAGATCTGATTCGGTTGCCCGCATCAGATCGTTCCCATTCATCTCGGGATTGACTTCCTTCAAGGTTTGTACGGCAGGGTGGGTCGTTGGAAGCGGGCTCTTCTCATTGGTCTCGGGCACGATTTCCCATTCGACGCCCGCAATCGCATCGGCCCGGATAGTGATGCAGGCATAAGCCCACACCGAGGCTTGATAGGCTTTGATGAGATCGGTCGTTGAGACCCCCTCGCCCCGCTCCCAAACCTTATCCGCCTGCCAGCCTGGAAGGGTGACGATGGCTTTGAAGTCCTGCCCGTTGATCTTCCCGAGATTGATTATGCCCATCGGAAGCTCGGCTCTCCACCAAGCATGAGTTCAGTCAATACCCAGACCATTGCGTCTACCCGGTTAGGAGACCAGTCGGATTCGCCGGGCACCCAGTTGCACATTTCGTCTTCCAGCTCGGCCTGCTCACCAACATGATGAATGCGGCCTTTCTCATAGAGTGCCGCGATTGGTTCAGCGCGGACCATCTTTCCTCTCGAAGCCCGCACAGAAGTATAGGCTACACCCGAACCGTCAGATACGTTGCGGATAACGTTCTCCACCATGTCTCCGCCATGATTCACTTCCCCAATGATACGGTCAGCCTTGTTCTTATGATAAGCCGAGACGACCGCACTTCCCCATACGGCCGGCTTGACTCCCGGAGCGGGGGTCGCATCCTCCAGAATGTAGGCATGATATTCGTCCCCGATCTTCGCTTTCCCAGCCACGATGATTCCAGTCTGCCCGGTCGATGATTGGGGATCCACACCGACTGCGATCCGAATGAGCTCAGGATGCTTGTTCACCCGGTCGATGAGGTCACGATTCCACAATGCCCGTGGATCATCATCAACTTCAGCCGCCAGGATCTCGGCCTTGTAAGCCAGCTCGGTCATGTCGGTTGAGATCTCGGCTAGGGCCTCTCGACTGAGATAGGGATTCTCCAGGCTGGAGAACAAGAACGATTCCCATCTCCCGGTCGTGTCTTCAGAAGCCCGCTTGTAGAGTTCCTTGGAATGATTCTTGCCCCGCTTTTGGGTGAAGATGAAGACGGCATCGCCATCGTTGTCCAGGAGCATCGGGGCTCCGACCTCGTTCCAAGTATCCTCGCTCATCAATTGGAACTCATCGAGAATCAGCAGATCGGCATAGTCCCCCCGGAGGGTATCCGCATTCCAGGCCGTCTTTCCTCGAATGCGCTGCTCAGTGCCTTCTAGCTCAATGGTGTGCTTGGTCTCATTCTTGTTATAGACCCCATGATCGATCGGTTCCTGCAGGGCGATTTTGCATTCATGCCAGAAGCGATCGACCTGGTCCTGGGTAGGTGTGGCATAAAGAATGCGCCTCCCTTCGAGGAAGGCGCGGATAGCAAGAACGGCGACCCCGGTGGTCTTTCCGCTCCGGCGGCCGGCACGAATAACCTTACGCTTGGCCGAGGAATCAATGAACTGGCGTTGCCGGTCGTGCGGGCGCCTGAGCGTGACGGTGAGGTCGAGAGCGGTCATTTTGATACGTCACCTTGATGTTGATTTCGCCGGTGTGCTGCACCACTTCGGCCGCCATTCCCCGATGGCGTCCTAAGAGGTCGAGTGCCTTCTGCGCGTTATAGAGTTCGAGGCTGAGAGTTGTGTATTCGTACTGCTCGCCTTTCTCGGAGTAGCGGACAGTCGAGATAGCCTTGATGCGCTTGATGAGATGGCCTCGTTCCTTGATGATCTCGGGATCGAAGGCAATCCGGTTTCCGTCAGGGTTCACTACCATGAAGTCGCCGATCGAGGTGGTAGCTTGCTCGGTGAGACGTGCGAGGATTTCGTCTAGCTTTAGAGAACGCTTCTCGAATTCCTGGTCGATGAGTTTGCTGATGTTAGGTTTTGTCAATAACTGCGAAGCTACTTGCCGCGCAGTCTTAGCTGAGAAGCCTGCTCGGATCGCGGCCTTAGTTGCATTGAAGTCTCTGGGGTACTCAAGCACAAACGCCCGCTGTTTGGCGGTAAGCTGTGGGGGCACGCTGCGATAGTAGCACAGATGTGGGGGTAGGTCTACTGGTATCTCTTACGCGCGATCTCTATTTCCCTCCCCGCTGTCCCATTGGCATTGAATCTTACCTCAGCCTGATCGAGCCTCCGAAGATAGATGCCAAGGACTTCTCGAACATGATAGAAGGCCTCATTGTAGGCCGCGAGCCGCAGCCAGAATTCATAATCTCCTGCGCTCTGGAATGAGCCATCAAAGGGACCGTACTTATCGTGAAGTGATTTCCTCCACATCGGTTGAGGTCCCAGAAAGCAATGCTTCATCAGCTCTTCCAGTCCACCTTCAGCCCAACGAAAATACCCAGTGCGCCAAGCGTATTCAAAGCCTCCTGAAAGATCCTCAACGATGTCCACGTCTCCATAGGCCACGGCTACCTGGGGATGACGATCTAATGTGCTGGCGAGCCTTTCGAGTCCATAGCGGGCCAGCCTATCATCGGCATTGGCGTTCGTCAGGTACTCACCCTGCGCGGCGGCCGCCCCGATATTCCAGGCCTCATAGATGGTAATGGTGGGTTCTGCATCAATCAGGAGGTCGCCGGCCAGGGGATTGAGCAGCCGGTCCGCGATGTCGTATTCCTTGGAATGGATGGGGGCAACGACGATGATCTGAGGCCGCAGGTTCTGATGGATAAGATTCGCAATCCGGCCTTCAAGGTAGGACTCACAGAAGTAGGCACTGACAATGGCGCTCACTTTCATCGGCGGGCAAACAACGTCGAATGTCCAGGCCAGATCGTGCCTAGCTCGTAGGGTTCTACTTTCATAGATTCCCTATTTACCCAGTCCAATTTATAGCCACTATCCTTCAATCGTCTGGCTAGATTGTCTTGGACATTTGTCTCGATCTGATTTCCTGCATGCGCCTCAATGATCCAGTAAGCCACGTCGCAGGTTTCTAGCCCATCAGAAACCACCGCGTATTCTGCGCCCTCGATGTCAAGTTTTACGACTTCGGCTTTGGAATCGATGTCCTTGAGTCGGATCGCTTCGACTGGAATGCCCACAGAAACAAGCGCCCCATTGGACTGTCCATTGTAGTGAACGGTACCATTCTCCTTCCAAAGAACAGCCGCCTTGAGTATCCAGGGCCAATCCTGAAACCCATTGAGGGCGATATTAACTTCGGCGATGTCAAGGTTGGAAGGATGCGGATCAACTAGTGAAATCCAATTCGCCTTCTGGCTGAGAAGGATCAGACCATAATGTCCATGGTGACATCCACCGTCCACGATCCGCTTGTTCTTCAGTGGGATGTTATCGAGCACCCATTGATACTCTAATAAAGCATAGGGGCGAGGAGGATCGTACCAATCCTTTGCTAATGGAGTCCCAATAAAGAACTCCAAATCATAGATTCCATGTCGGATGATATAGGGTTCAAACTGTTCCATGCGCCAATGTCCTGAAGCTAGTTGGAATGATCTCTTCGATTCATCGGGCAACCAAGTCACGATATGCCTCATAGTCCGCGACATCATGATAGGAGTCCATCTGGATGGTGTAGTGCTTGACCTGTTCTAGGGCTAGATTGAGCGCGTCGGTGTGATTCGTGAGATAAGTCTCGTGCAGGATCTTCATCACAGATTGGGGCCAGCCAAGCACCCCCCAGGCTTTGAGGAGTTGGCCCCGATTCTCTGGATTCTTGTCGTCAATCCGACCGTCTCGCCATACTCCATATCGATGCCCTTCAATCGTATCGAAGAGACCGACCATCATGAAATTCAGGTCAGGAGAATCGGGAAAGATGTTTTCGGGAAAGACCGTATCCGGCATGGCGAAGAAGTAGTAGTCTGCCTCAACCGTCATAGAGCGAATGCCCGAGAGAAGGGTATCGCCGTCCTGGAGCACGAAGTAGACATCGGAGAAACCTTCGAGCTCCTGAGCGTGTTGGGCGATCTTGTCGGGATTACTGATCACGATCACGGCATCCGAGACTGTCCACAGGATGCGCACTGTCCGATGCAACAGGGACTCTCCCGTGTCCCAAGGAAGCAGTTCTTTGAGAAGTCCTCCGAAGCGTTCGGCCTTTCCTGCAGCCGGGACAATCCCGACGATCAATTGAAGACCCTCCAGTCCTTCTCATCCCCAATCTGGATTTTGTGCTTGGTCTCAAGATAGAGCTTATTCTTCAGACGGATCTCAGAGTAGCGCGGGACAGCCCAGCGGGTTTTCCCCCCGTAGTGCAAAACCGGGAGGTTGGATTTCTCAATTTGGAATCCCGCCTGCTGCGCCCGGAGACAGTAATCGGTATCGTCAAAGCCGCAGACTTCGAACGCCTCATCGAAAGGACCAACTGATTCCCTTACGGATCTTGGAATGGCGAACAGCCAGAGCCCCAGCCAGCGCAGATCTCCGAACGTGATGAGCTGATTGCCCCAGAGTGCGTCATGAGTCATCCAGGCTAACGCCTCCTGAATGGAGGCGATCGCCACGATGTCATTATTGAGCACCACAATCCAATCAGGATCCCCGGCCGCCGCGATCCCCACATTGATCGCCGCGGCATAGCAGACCCGAGCTGGAAGCTGGATCGCATCGGGGTAGGGCGTGTCAGACGCGTTGTCGATCACGATCAGATCGATGCCCGGATCGAAGGCTTGAATGGATTTAATGGCCGGCTGGGTCCATTCATGCCAGCCGTCGATCCCGACGACGACTATCGCCACACTTGCCATTCTTGCCTCTCAAACACCTCCAGCGCAGAGTTCGGCGTCAAATTGATAATGCGCCGACTATCTGCCTCGAATGCAGTCCGCGCCATCTGATAGGCCTCAGCCGATCTTACCAAGTCCGGGGCATGCCATTTGTTCCCATCCGAGAAATACCGCGGGTCGAAGTGATTGGGATCCTCGCCCTGCGCGATCAGCTCTTGATTCGGATTCCCCTCATGAGTATAGCGATGATCTACTCCCACCAGGAGAATGGTTGAGAAGCCCATCCAGTAGGCCAATTGGAGAGCGACGAAAGAAACGGTATGCCCCTCATAAAGACCTGCTCTTGGATCGGGGAAGAACTGGGGATCGCCCAAAGACCTCACAGGAACCACGGTTGGCTGCTGGGCTACTGCCAAATTCTGCGCCAAGTAATGCTCAGAGAGAAAGAACCGCCTCACCTTCCCTTTGTAGGCTTGCAGCATCTCGCGTCCGAATTGATCTAATACGAGCGGATTGACTGCCGCGTAATAGTAGGGCGTGAAGCCGGCCAGTCGATAGATGCGGTTTGTCCCGAAAGATGGGTACTTCTGCAGAAACTCGAGCGGGATGTCTTTCAGCGAGGGCCCATTCCCGACGATGAGTCCTGTCTCGCCCTTGTGGATGTCTTTGAGCTCCTGCCATTTCCGCTCGGCATCCTGCATGACTGTGGGATCATTCAACCACGGTTCTGGACGTGATGTAGCCAGTTGATCAGGAACCAACTTACCCTGACGAATGAGCCAGGGCTTCTCATCGATCCACATCACATCCTGATGAGGCGAGATCAAGCGCATGTCGCAGTAGAGCTTGATGCCGGCCTTCCGACACTTCTGGGAAAAGTCCCAATCCTCTCCGAGGAAAGTATCCTCCCCATCCTCATAGATCATTCGGAACCAGGGATAACGAAAGCCCTTGGCTTCCAGTTCAGTAAAAACCTTCCTACGAATGCAGAGCGCGGCGGCGCCCACGATGTCCGCCTCCATCACCCCGGCAGTCCATTCGATCGGCTGGGCCAGGTCCTCCCCTTTCATCACATAGACCTGGGGATCGAATGGCTCGCCTCGTCGAAACGCCAACGCCCCGACGATGGGGAGATTATCCTCGATGAGTTTCAAGACCACATCATGGGAATGTAGGTGATCGGTATCGAGCATCGTCAGGGAGGACTCGGGATGCGTGGTGATCTCCATGAACTTCTTAGCGATCCGGTTTCGGCTTACATCCACCCGGCTATAAGGATGCCGAACCCTTCGAATCCCATGTAGCACACAGAAGGCGGCCAGATCCTCCCGACCATCCACAACCTCAGAACTGATATGGCGCTCGTTGAGAACTGCAAACCAATGAGTAGGCCCAGACCCTTCCTGCTTGACTTCAGGTTGGCGGTGCGGCCGACGCTGGCGGCGCCTCATGCCTTTTCGCGCTTGCGGTATTCCAGCTCGAAATGCGCCTTGCGAATCAGATCCCGTAGTACCAGGGACATGCTTTCATTCCGCTGCCTGGATAGTTCGTCAAGTTTCTTACGATCTTCAGAGGATAGCCTTATGTTAAGGCGTTCTTCCTTGTTCATACGCACATTTTACAGCCTTTGTAGAGCCAGTGCAAGATCAAACACTTGACTTGTGCGTACAGTATGGTACTATTATAGGCAAGGAAAGGAGCTTCCGGTGACAGAACAGACGTTCGCCCCAGAGCCGCACCAACAGCTGATCGACGGCTTGAATGCCCTCATGCTGGAGGGCCAGCTCGATAAGGCCGAGGCCCTGGAGATCATAGCCTACTATAACGAGTTGCATCCACACGATAGTTGGCTGGATGGTTCCGTTCTCTGGCAGCTCCGAAAAGACTTGGGGGCGGCATGAAGATCTTCCCCAGCCGATACCGAGATCGATGCGGAACCTGCCTGCTCCCCATTCGCAAAGGCGAACTGATCCGGCGCCTGGAGAGTCCAGCGATCATCGAAATCGCTGAACGCTACAACTATGACAAGCTACGAACCGAGGGCGGAGGGTACCGGCGGCTGAACTATGCCCACGCCCGATGCCCGAACGACTGCCCGGTCTGCGGGCAGGCCGAGCCGCACGTGTGCCGAGAAAGCCTATAGGAACAGGAGAAGACCATGAGCAACCAAACAGAGATCGTGGAGGTGGAGCCGATGGCAATCGTTAAAAGCGACCGGGTGCAGCTGGGGACGATTGAACTGGAACCAGAGGAGGTAATCGCTCGAGGTGCCAAGATCGCCAAAGCCCTGGCCCAAGTCATCAAGAAACAGAGCCTCTTCGTCAGCATCCGGGGGCGAGATCATGTCCGGGTTGAGGGATGGACGACGCTGGGCGCAATGGTCGGCATTGGCCCGCGTACCGTGAGCGTGACAGAGATCGAACCCGGGATCTTCGAGGCCAGAGTCGAACTCATTCGAATGTCGGACGGAATGATCATCGGCGGCGGGATCGCCGAGTGCGGATCCCCGGACGAGACGAACCGGGATGGCCTGTCCGTATGGGCTGATCGGCCTCGATACGCCCGAAAATCTATGGCGATCACCCGAGCCACCGGTAAGGCATTCCGACTCTCGCTCTCTTGGATCATGCAGCTCGCGGGGTTCGATCCCACGCCCGCCGAGGAAATCCCCCATGAGGAGGCCAGTCCTACGATCCCCAAGAAGGATCCTCTAGTACGCGAAGATTGGACATCGATGTTCTGGCAGCTCGCCAATCAATACGAGCTCGACAAAGAGCAGGCGGCGGAAGTGCTGCGCAATCACGACAACAACTTCCACCACGCGTATGAGACCCTCAAGGCCTCGCTTGAGCCAGAGCCGCCGCAATGAAAAGAAAATGGCCTGAGATTCTAATGTTGATCAGTGTCGGATTAGCCTTGTTGTTTGGGGGATTGGTATTGGCTTTTTCGTTCGCGGGATGGTGGCAATGACTACGCCAATCCTCAAAGTCATCCACGCGAAAGAGATCCTGGCCGACCCATTCCGGGACCAGAAGGAACTGACGCCCCGCGAGCGAGAGATCGCCCAGCTCGCGGCTCGGGGCTGGAGCATCACCGAGATCGGGCAGGAGCTGGAGATCGTGCCGCATACGGTGGCCGTGTTTCTGAACCGCATCCGGCTGAAGATCGGAATCAACCGGCACGGCCTGACGCGGCAGATGATCGAACGATTGGACCGCGCGCTTGAGTAGCTATGCTATGATGTCCTCGGCATCGGGTCCCTTAGCGGCCCATGTCCACAAGTCGGTACGTCCCGCCCCTGGCCCCTCGAAGTCGGAAGCTCCGAATAGGCTCGGGGCGGGTCGCGTCTTAGGGAGCCAACTCTCATGCTGTTAATCTCAATGACCATGATCCTGATAGCCCTGGACAGTGGGGTGAGATTCAGTAGCAGTCCTCTTTGGCTCGTGTGGATTGTCTGCTTCCAAATGGGAGCGCTCATCGACATCGGATTGATTCGAAAGTTCTGGCGCAAATGACTGAGTTCACCTACACCAGTCTGGTCGGCTATAGAGAGCACATGCTATCTGGCAAAATGACCAGCCAGCGCAACCGGATCTTGACCTGCCTGTTTGAGTCCGCGGTCCCGCTCTGCCGGCGCCAGATCGCGAAGCTCACGAACATTGAGATCAATGCAGTCTGCGGGCGAGTGAATGCAATGCTGCCAGACGAAGAGCAAGATAAGCCCGGTCTGATCCACAAAGTCTACGAAGCGATTGATCCGATCACCGGGAAGCTCGTTGAGTTCTTAGAGCCGACCTGGCCGCAGCCGATACAGAAGTCCTTTGAGAACTTTCTAGCCCAAGAGGAGGGCCAATGACTATCTATCGAGTAAAGATGGCGAATACTGAGTTGAGCGGTGAACGAAGAGAATACATCGTGCAGGCGAAGAATTTTGGCGCTGCCGAGGCCAAGGCTCTCAAACAGATGGGCAAGGATATGGCTGGCGAGCGCGGCAAGAACTATGCCTATGAGGCTGAGTTGCTTGGCCCGCTCGTGAAATAGGCTAGGTATCTTATGCCATACAACCAGGCCGGTCTGCATGTCAAAAACAGGAACCGCGTCGCTGTCGGAGATGATGGTCTCAACCTTCATCCGATCAACATCAGCCCCGATTGCTGGTACTACGAACAAAGAGGCGGCATCGCCGTTTATTGGGAAGGTCACGGGCTAATTGCTGTCATTCCTTGGCGTAATCTTCGGGCCAGCCTCAAACGGAAGGCGGAAGCAGAAGTCCTTTGAGGAGTTTCTACGATGAGTGACCCTTGGCAAAGTATCAGGCACACGCTATCAGTCATGCCCGCGCAATCCCTGATTCCCGATCCGATCATGGGATTTCTGGTGGCGGAAGGCAAGAGACTTCTGGCCGACGCCGATGCGCTCCTGGCTGTAATCCGCAAGCATGACGTCGCTGTAGAGAATGGACATTATTGCGATCGCCTAGTGAATGAACTGCCGGACCATCTCCGCCCAAGATGAACGAGTGGGAGGAAACCAATGCCTAGCGAGCCGCGTGATCTTGTGCCTGAAATCCCGATTCCCATCGGCCTCTATTCCGTCCTGTCCGTAACTGACCTGCGGATCAAGAGGGCCCGCAATCCCTGGCGGACCGTGAGGGCGATGGCCTGGGACCCAAGCGATGATGACTTCAAGCAGTTCGTGAAGAACTTTTCAGAGGGGATGCTCCAGATGTTGGCTGGCCGAAAACAATCGAACGAAAGGAGAGCGAAATGAGAAAGAACAAATTGCAGCGAAGGATTGAGGAACTAGAACAAGAGAGAGCACTACTCACACAGGCATTGGCCGCGTATCCGCACGATTTCAGGGCAACCAGTTGGTTCCCCGCGCAGAATAATTGGTTCTGGGACTACGCGGCCCCCATCCTTGGCGTGCAACCGCTGAAGTCTTCCCACTACTGGCGCTAGCTTGGCGTGTGGGAAAAGTGTAGTATGATGGGACTGTGGGCAAGAGAAAGCGCGCAAGCCGCGCGTTCATTGATGCACACCGAGAGGGTGTGGCTGCGGAGACTTACCAAAGTCTCTTGCCCACAACCGCAGCTCACTCCCTCAGTGTGCATCAGTCGTTTAACGCGGGCGCGACATTCCAAGAGATTGCGGAATCATTTCAGATCAGCAGACAACGAGTACACCAGATACTCGGCCGTAAGCCGAAAGCAGGAATTCTCTATGTCATCCGTAATCCAGAAAACAGAAGATACAAAATTGGTGTCACAGCCAATTGGGAAAGCCGCTTTCAAACGCTTAAATCAGAGCTGGGAATTGATCCAGAACTAATCGCTCAATATGATTCCGATGACATTTTCCGTGATGAAATCAAAGTCCACCAAGCACTCGGGGATCGGAACATTCAAGGGGAATGGTTCGATCTCAAGACACTGGATTTTCGATTCATCTATTGGTTTTTCGAACTTAACAGACACCTTTAGAGGTGGCAGCGATGCCGCCTCGCCAGCGGTGTCGCTGTTTCAAAGTAGTGAACGACTCGAAACTGCGCTTGGTCAGCGTGTTATGAACGTGGCGAAAAGAATGGGCGGCGGCGTGGAAAGCAGACACGCACACATCAGCGGTCTGGCAGGCCAACGATGTGGTCTATAGCGGCTACAAAACGGAGGACCAGTCGGCCAGGTCAAACCCGTAATGCGCCAAGCAATCCGGGTGCCGAAAGACCGACAGAGCCGGAGTAGCGCCCGGCCCGCCCATTCATCAAAGCACCCGACAACCCCAGAGTCCACAAGGAGCGGGATAGTGGGAGCGACCGGCAACACATCAGCGACACGCCCCAAGTCGGAGAGAAGAGGCCAGCGAGGTCGGATAGGGCATCCGGGACCGCTTGAGCGAAGCCTCGTGGCTCCGATAGGTGAAGATAGTCGCGCCTGCGGGCCAAGAAAAGGAAAAGGAAAATGATGAAGACGGCAAAGGAAATCCATGAAGCACTCGACGGGATCCGCGACAACACGAATCCGGGATTGCTTGTTACGGCAATTCCAGCTACAGCAATTCCAGACAACAACCCACTCAGCCCGATCGCTACGATTCTCGCGGTCTTGACGGCAATCAGCCTAATACAGGCCCGAACTTTGGCGTTGATGCTTGAGAAGATCGAAGAGGCCAACGCGAAGTAACTCGGATGAGACCGCAGGGAGGTAGGACGGCATGAGCGAGAACAAACTCAGCGAGGATCTGCTTTTGGACGCCGATGCCTTTGATGGTCAATCCTTCATGATGACCGCTGGCGAGATGCGGACATATTCTGAACGGGCCACCGTCCTCGAATCCGAACTCGCCCTGCTCCGAAAGGCGGTGCGGCAGCTGGGCATTGAACGCCCACGCCTTGCTGCGCTTGTCGTGGCACTCGACAGCGAGACAATTCTTGATGTGCTATCCGAGGATGCGCAGGCAGCGTTTCGGCTGGCAATTGGCACCGCAGAACCCGACCCCGACGTACTGGATCTCATCAAGGAATCCGAATCTAAGTGATCCCGCCTATCGCCGCCCAGAAGTGCAAAGCCTGCGCCGCGCCGATCTTCTTTGTTAAGACGGCCGCGAGCGGAAAGTTCATGCCGCTCGACATTAAACCCGAGCGTCGCATCTGGCTGGACAAGGCCGGGAAAGCGCATTCGGTGTCGGTGTACGTTCCCCATCACAGCAGTTGTCCCAAGGCGGATCAATTCCGAAAGGAGAAACAGCAGCAATGACTTACATCTGGGTCGCAGGAAAGAACCGGCAACGCATGCACATCCAGCAATACCGACGAGATGGAACTCCGCTATCGGCCGCTCTCTGTGGAATTAAACATCCGTTTGATCGCAGCATCAACGCGCCGTGGTCTCTGGGGAAAGGCGTATGTAAGCATTGCCTGTCTCTGGCTCAGGCTGAGGGATGAAACCGAAGGAGGGAGACATGAGTAAGCACAAAAATATCTCGTTCACGCTCTGGAGAAAATGGCGCAACTTAGGATGGCGGCCGCACTTCACAGTTGAGGTGATGCAGAACGGTGCTACTGATTCCGGTCCGACAGGGATCATTGAAGATTGGATGGCCGTAAGATTTCCCGGCGGCCGGAATAGTTACTGGAAGCGGGGAAAGACGTGGATGATTAAGCCGAAGGGTCAGGAACCAGCCGAGTTGAACCGTCTAGCAAAAAGGAGAAAGCATGACTGATACAACGATCGTCCTCATGCGCAAGGATCTGAAGCACGATCAGGAAGTTCTTCAGGCGAAGCGAACGCTCGTGCGGATACTAGCACAGCTTCCCAACGATGATGCTCGCCGGCGCGTGATTGGTGCGGTAGGCGTGTTATATGGCACATTCGACGTCATTCTGAAACCATGACAGAAAACGCCGGCACCAAGAAGTGGCGCGCCATGAGTCTCCGCATTAAGCCCCGCCAGTTTGAGTACACCTACACCGGCCCGGTCCAGCCGCATGTGGCGGAATGGATTCGGGTCAACGCCGAGTACGTTTCGGCAGGCGCCGGGAAGGATCGGGAACGAGACTTGTGCGAAGGTGGGATGATGAACGGCCAGCCGTGCCGGCATCTGGCGAGGCGAAACCGGATCAGCTGCGGCCGAGCCCATGACTAAGACGATTCCCCTGACCCAGGGCCTGGTTGCAATTGTTGACGATAAAGACTATGAACTCTTAGGTCAATACAAATGGTATGCCCACAAGAACACGGATGTTTACTACGCGCAGAGGCGCGCTGGAAAACGCATTGTTTCAATGCACCGAGAGATTCTTGGTTTACAGCACGGAGACAAACAAATCGTTGACCGTGCCAACGGCAATGGTTTGGATAACCGACATCAGAATTTGCGATTTGCTACCCCAAGCCAAAGCGTGATTAATCGGCGCCTCAGCACTAGAAACAAGACTGGTTACAGGGGCGTTAGTTACTTTCAAGGCCGCTATCGTGCATTCATCTATCTTCGTCGCGAACAATACTATTTAGGAAGTTTCACGACAGACAAAGAAGCGGCGCTTGCATATAATGCCGCCGCCCCGAAATATCACGGCGAGTTTGCAAGATTGAATGTGCTTGAATGACCGCTCTACTCCTGCTGGTGATGTGGCTGATCGGGCGGATTCCGGTTTGTTCCGAGGCCGAAGAGGAACGATGACTTCCGCGCTCATCGCCCAGGCCGACTGTTTCCGCATTCCCCTTCCCGACAAGAGCGTTCACTGCGTCGTCACCTCGCCGCCTTATTGGGGCCTGCGCAAGTACGCCGGCGACCAAGGCCCCGAGCCGCTGGGCCTCGAGCCAACTCCCGAGCGCCACATAGAGCGGACCGTTGAATGGGCTAGAGAAGTTCGGCGCGTACTTCGAGACGATGGGGTTTTTTGGCTCAACTATGGAGATTGTTACGCCGGCAGCGGAGGCGAGAATGGCAACTCGGGCATCGGGGGTCAGACAGCCGAGAAGCATGGTCTCTATCGCAACAATCCACGACAGACGCGCATTGCCCCAGGCAATCTCATGATGATGCCTCACAGGGTTGCCCTCGCCTTGCAAGCCGACGGCTGGACCGTGCGCCAGGATCTGGTCTGGAGCAAGCCCAACCCGATGCCGGAGAGCGTGAACGGGTGGTGGTGGCAGAAGGAGCGCAATAAAACGGGCGGCGGGACCAAGCATAGCGGCGGCGTCCGCGGAAACGCCGCCGGCGATTTTCACGCCTCACTCCATGAGCGCGAAGATGTGGAATGGGAATACGGCGACAACTACGAACTCCACCGCGGCTCTTGGCGGCACACCCGCGCGCACGAGTACGTTTTCCAGCTCACTAAGGGGATGCAATATTTCAGTGATCAGGAGGCGGCAAGGGAAGCGGGCGGGGGCTGGAACGGTAGTTCATTTCTGTCTCCATACGATCAAGAAACTCAACCAGGCTTAGGACAATCAGAACGAATAGAGAGGGCCGGCCGCAACCCACGATCCGTCCTCCGCATCCCGACCTCGCCGTACAAAGGCGCTCACTACGCCACCTTCCCGCCCGCTCTGATTGCCCCGCTGATCCTCGCCACCTGCCCCCGCTGGTGCTGTCCGGTGTGCGGGCAGGGGTGGGCGCCGGTGGTAGACCGTACCCCGACCGGCGAGACACAGAAGAT